ACAGACTTCCGGACCCCTCAAGTGTCCAAAGCCCTGTGCCAGCAGACTCCAAGCAGACCCTCCATGAGAAATCATCGACCGAGTCTAAGGGGATTGAGACCCCCCAGCCTGGCTAATGGTAGTGACGGCTACTATGACGTAATTACCAAGTGTACACTCTTCTAATAGAGAGTGTTATTTTAAGAGGCTAGCCCCCTTGTGAAATAGACCCCCTTGGCTCCGTCATTACTCCAATAATTTATTTAATGCTTTCGCAAATAAACAATCTATTAGAGTAAAAGGTAAGGTGTGAATGCGGCTTAATGAATTTAACCGTTATTCACGTCTTACCATCAGAGCGCTGGGTATGTCTCTTTCTCACTCACAAAATTTCAACCTTCTATCAAAAAGAATCTATATTCTTCTGAAAAGATGTTATTCTAGACGAAATTATAGATTTGCTTTTGAATATCTTAAAGCTTGTTCTTTATTTGTTCATCAGTTTTTAGCAGGTAATCAAGGGCTCCCGTTGGATTCTTTTGGTCCGCGGGTCGCTCTTGATTTTAGAGGGCTACCAAAGATTATACCTATGGAGATTCGGATTGCCATGCTTGATTGGCATGATAATTTCGAATCCTCTAGGTGTATAATTGGTTGCGTTTTGACTTTACTTTCAACTTATAGAATTTTGCCTTACCGTGGAGTTATAGATTATAGCTCCATTGTTAGCCCCTTTTCTGGGGTTTCGCAAAGTTTTGATTTACACTCCTTAAAGGAGTCTATATCAATGTTCTTTAAGTTGTCGTCGTCAGGAGGCTTAGGGGCACACCCCCTAAGATCTAAGAAGTGGGCCTATCACTCTGAGAATTCAGGACCAAATTTTGGTCCTGCTACTCAGGGATGTTGGAAAGATGCTTTTGCATTTGTCCATGACCCGGTTAGATTGTTTCACACTCTCCGGATGTATTTACTTAATGGTAATTACGTCCTGTTCGTGTGGTTACAGCTCTATCTTATTATCTTAGGACCTTTGTATTTACTAATTAGTCTAATTTTCCCGGTACGTATGAATTTAGGGCGTTTAGCCTTTGTTTATGACGTTGCCGGTAAAGCTAGGCCAGTTGGTATTACAAACTGGTGGATCCAAGCTGCTCTTTATCCCCTTCATCAGTCGCTTTTTAAGCTACTGAGGTCTGTTCAAACTGACGGTACATTCGACCAATTGAAGCCTCTTAATAATATAAGATCTTCTTCTGGCCGAATACCAACTTTATTTTCTTTTGATTTAAAGAGTGCAACCGATAGGTTACCCTCTTTACTTCAAGGTGATATTCTACGATTAATGTATGGCGACTCTGTCGCTAATTCATGATCGTCTTTGATGAGCATCCCGTTCTTTGACCGAGGAAAGTATATCTCATACTCAGTCGGCCAGCCAATGGGAGCTTATTCATCATGAGCAATGCTTGCCGTTACTCATCACATT